GACGCACTGAGGGACCGAGGATTCATCGAGTACTGCGGGGACACGTCGAACCAGACGGAGGACGGCAGGACCCGAGCCATCCAGGCCTTCATGGAGACGACCGCTGCGGTCACCGTCAGAGGCCACCGACGATACGAGAAGGACCACCGGCTCCGGGCCGAGGTCGCCACCCACCTCCGGCTGGAGCGCGACCGGGCACTGGAGAAGGCAGCGTCCTACGAGGTGACCGCCAAAGCGTTGCGACGACGGGCGTCACAATGGGACGACGCACTGGAGCGCAAGGCATGAAGGGCGTGGCCAAGGCCGTCGTCGTCTACGCCGCCCTCTCGTGGCTCTTGCTGAAGGGCATCGAGTGGCTCCTGGGGGTCGTATGAAGACGGCCATGCCCTGGTACTGGGAGATTGAGGGCGGGCACCACGACCATGATGCCTGCGGGCTTATGACCTGCGTCGGCGACAACGGGAGGATCCACTACGCCAGGGCCGGGGAGTTGGTGGTGACGACAGCCTGCCACCGTCAGCCCAAGAACCTCTGGCTGCTGGCTGGACCGAGGATCGTGGAGTGCCGCGTCTGCTGTGCCGTAGCCAGGACGAACCGAGACCGCATCGCCCAGCGGGTGGTGAGTCCGATCATCTCGGGCGAGAGCCGCACGAACTTCATCCGTCGCAAGCAAGTGAGGAAACAGCATGGCTGACCCGACCCCACTGGACACGTTCCTCTGGCCGATCACGAACACGCTGGTCCACACCAGGGGCGTGAAGACCGAGGTCGCGATCCATGACCTCGACTCCGATTCCGCTGCCCTCGTACTGAGGTTCGGGGGATCATCCGACGTCACCATTCACGTCCAACACATGGAGGAAATCATCGACATCCATCGGCAGCTAGGATTCGCACTCGACCCACCGAAAGGGGAACCCAAATGAGCAAGAAACGGAGCGAGTACAAGCAGCCGTTCTTCTCCACGAACGACGAGAAGAACGAGCGTCATCCGGTCGTCTTCTATGGCGTGTTCCAACACGTCCAGGAGGCCCAACAGATCCGCGACGAGTGGCGTCAAGCTCACGACGCGGAGAAGTACACCGTGCGGGTCTACGAGCGACAGATCCGAGTGGACACCATCGCCACGTCGGCCTTCATTGCCGTCGTCCGAAGGAGGGCAGCGTGAGCCCCGCTAGTTGGAGGACGCTGCCCATCAAGGCAAAGGCACCGCCCGTACCGAAGCGGCCGAGGTGCCCGCAGTGCGGCAAGCCGCTGAGTCCTGTCTATCGCAGCCAGGACGACGAGGGCGTGAGGCACTGGAGCCCCGAGGACACGCACCGAGCGTGGACGGGGGAGTACGACAGCTACGGATACTTCTGCACCATGCGGTGTGCCGTGAGCTTCGCCAACAACGCCGTCAGAGTACTACGGGGGGACACATGAAACCATTCATCTTGGCTCTGGCCTTACTGGCCGCAGCCGCTGCTCCAGTCGGAGCACAGACCCACGCCTACCTGGTCGGCGAGGCCCCCGGGGTGGACACCAAGACGTGCTACTACGAGGCCAACGGCCGCATCTACACGAGGCTCGTAGGCCGGTCGCGACCCTGCCCGTTGAGCATCAGACTCACCGAGCCCCTGCCCCGGCCAAGGAGGCACCGTGGCTGACGGGACAGCGTTCCCCGGCTCCTACCAAGGAGACGAGGGCCAGCGGGCTGACCGCCAAGAGATGTGGAAGGAGTACATGGAGAAGCGAACCATAGCCGAGGTCTGGGAGAAGACCGCTCACGACACCGTGGACGCAAACCCACGCGGTGCCCAGGTGGCGGCAACACTGGCGGTGTCGGCCCGGCTCGAGTCCCTGACCTACCTAATCTCAAAGATGAGGAGCTTCTGAAAATGGAGACCGCGATGAGGGTTCGCCCTCATAGGGACATGAGCCCCGAGGACCTGCGCCTTTGGAGGCAGCAGCAGGCCGGGGACCATGCCTTCAAGAGGAACCAGAGGCGACCCGGATGGACGCAAAGACGGGCGTCGAACTGGTACGGCGTGAGCAAGCGCCAATGGGAACGCTACGAGAGTGGCGCGTCCCGGATCCCGCTGTCCCTGGTCAAGAGGATGGTTGCCTACGAGGCGAGCTTCGATCAGACCGTGGATCGCATCTTCAACACTTCACCGCCCCAGCTAGATGAATACGGGGGCGTCGTGCCCGAACTCAAAGGGAGGGAGTGAGGCGTAGAGCCGACACTTTGGACCCAGCATTGACGGAAAATAATTTCGGACATATTGTGGGAACTCGAAAGGGAGAATGGATCGATGAGTCACGCTAGGATTTACCTGCAGGTGAGGGACACACCCTCCACCTGGTGCGAGCACCGCGTCAACGACGACGACGTCGAGTACGTCCGCACCGAAGCCCCCGAGAGAGCCGAGGCCGTCGTAGCCACGAGCTTCTCCTGCCCCGGGTGTGCCACCGAGTACACCCTCACCGCCGCAGTGCCTGCGAAGGAGGTGGCCGTATGAACCTGACCTTCACCCAACGACAGATCCTCAAGGCGCTGGAGGCACCCGAGCCACAGACCGTCCGTGACTTCGCGGCCGTCGGGCTCACGCGATGCTCGACCCTGAAGTACGCGCTCATGGACCTGGAGAACGAGGGGCTGATCGTCTCACGCTTGCCGATGGCGACCAGCCCGCTCCGACTGTACGAGCTAGCCGAATGAGTGTGAGAGGGTGCCCAGGGGGGCCAACGTGCCATCTGCTGCACAGACCGGACGTTGGAACTTGGGAGGCGCGGACATCCAAAGCGATCCGCTCCGGGTTCAACTCCCGGCCCCTCTTTGGAGGTGAAGCATGAGGTGGATGACCGTGAGGGAGGTAGCATCATGCTGCCAACACTCCAAGCAGTGGGTCCACAACCGCATCAAGGACGGGACCTTCAAGGCTGAGACGAAGGGCCGTCGCGTGGACGTGGACGGCAGCACCGTGCAGAACTGGATGGTCCAGCAGATGGAGGCCTGGAAGCAGGGCTGGAAACACTACGCTCAACACCTGCCCGAAGGATATCATGGCGAACCGGAAGAAGACTAAGGCTGAACTGCGGGCCGCGTTCCTGCTCCGACGTAGAACAGGGGTCGGAGGCTCCGACGTGGGTGCGATCATGGGTGTCGATCAGTACCGTGATGGCATCGACGTCTACGTGAGCAAGGTCAACCCAGGCGAGGACATCGACAGCCCGCAGATGGAGCGTGGCCGGCGGCTCGAGCCCATCGTGGCCGACATCTACCAGGAGATTAAGGGCCGGCCTCTCCGGCCGGGCAAGTTCCGGCGCGACCGGATCCACAAGTTCCTGATCGGCAGCCCGGATCGGATCATCAAGGCGAACGGCGTGAAGCCGCACGCCACCCCCGAGGACGGCCCCGGGGTGCTCGAAGTGAAGACCGCCAACCGATTCGTGATGAAGAAGATGGACACCGAGGGGCTGCCCAAGTCCTACATCCTCCAACTCCAGCACTACATGGGGCTGTGCGGGGTGACCTGGGGTGCCTTTGCCGTGCTCTGCCCTGATCCGTGGGAGTTCCGAACCTTCACGATTGAGTTCGACCGGGAACTGTACGACAAGGTGACCGACGTGCTCCGTCGCTTCTGGAACGACAACGTGCTGGCCCAGGTGCCACCGATACCGAAGGTGATCGACTGGGGTGACGAGGTGGAGAAGGGCACCGACGTCGTGGTCTTCGGAGAGGAGAGCAAGGGCCTGGTCCAGTGGCAGAAGAACGTGGACCTCTTCCGGGAGGCCAACGCGATGCTGAAGCTGGGCACCGCAGCCAAGGACCACGCGAAGGGCAAGCTCAAGGAGTTGATGGACCAGGGGCACGGGGTCTACGAGGGCCACGGTGCCCGCGTCCACCTGACGCAGACCAAGGGGCGGAAGACTTTCATGGAGAAAGAACTCCGTGCGATGCAGCCGCTCGACCCCATTGCCATGGCCTCTATCCTGACCAAGGCAGGCATGGATCTGGACGATATCGAAGTGTTCTTCGAGGCCTCCCGGCTGGACCTGGACGACTACGTCAGGACCGGGAAGCCCTTCGACACCCTCAGGATGTACGACTCAAAAGAGATCCTCTGATGCCCCAATGCACAGCCGTGAACCAGACCAAAAAGAAGGGGAAGCGTTGTGGGAATCCGGTCGAGTGTGACGTGCGTACCGGGAAGCCCACGAAGCTCTGTAGGCTTCACCGTTCCGTCCTGCACCGCAAGCTCTGATGGCCAGGTGCAGGACGTGCCAGCAGGAGATCGTGTGGGGGAGGACGGAGAGCGGGAAGAGGGTGCCGCTGGACCCACCCGAGAAGAGGTTCGTTATGAAACACACCCCCGACGCCGAACAACTCTACGTCAGGATGATTCCCACCTACATCTCACACTTCGCCACCTGCCCACAGGCAGACGAACATCGGAAGCCCATACCGGGCTCGACCGAGGATTATTTGAAGGAGGATAAGCATGGCTGAGAAGAGAAACCTACCCGAGATCATCGCCTCCCAGGAGGCAAAGATCCAAGAGATCCTGCCGCCGGGCCAGGACGCGAAACGAGTGGTGCGACTGGCCCGGCTGGCCTGCGTTCGTAACCCCAAGCTCCTGGAGTGCGACCCGATCTCAGTGGTCGAGGCGATCATGGTGTCCAGCCAGCTAGGGCTGGAGATCAACAGCCCCATCGGCGGGGCACACCTCGTGCCTTACGGCAGGAAGTGCCAGATGATTCCCGACTACCGAGGTCTCATCAAGCTCGCGCTCAAGAACGGTGACGTGACCAAGCTCGTGGCCAGGGAGGTCTACGAGGGTGACCTGTTCCACGTCATCCAGGGCACCCAAGAGATGATCGAACACGTCCCGCTGCTGGGTGAGGAGCCGAGGGACGACGGCCAGATCACCGGCTTCTATGCCGTGGCCACCCTGTCGAACGGGACCACCGTCCACGAGTACGCACCCCGGGGGGACGTGGACAAGATCAGGGCTCGCTCGAAGGCCGGCAGCAGTGGCCCGTGGAAGACCGACTACGCAGCGATGGGGAAGAAGACATTGATCAAGCGGGTGCTGAAGTGGCTGGACCTCTCACCGAACCTCGCTCTGGCCATTGAGATGGATAACCGGGGTGATGTGGGCTACTCCACCTCCACGACGGACAGGGACACCGCCGAGTCCATTGAGGAGGACATGGCAGAGCAGGCACAGCAGGCCCAGAAGGAATTGAGTGAGAGCTTGGATGAGGCCCGGCGTGAGGAGTTGATCGGAGAGGAGGCATGAGGCAGATGCTGGCCGGGATGCTGCTGGCTGCGCTCATCGCTGCTGCCATCGCCTGGGTCCTGCTCACCCTGTTCCAGCCACGGATGTGACGATCACGGTAGAGAGGACCGCGTTCACGAGGGTGTGGGCGACAGAGGGCGAGCCGTACAATCCCCAGGAGGCCTGGCTGGACATACTCCAGTTGGCCGACCGGCGAGGGGTCATCCCCATCCTTCCCTACATGGAGAGGTGGGGCTGGCCCCTCACTGAGGTCAGCAGCTTCTTCACGCGGTTGCAGACCCGTGGCCACATCAGCGTCGAGAGCAAGACGCAGTGGCGCATCATCTTCCAGGTCCAGGAGACCGACCTCAAGCAGGACTTCGAGGAGGTGTGGAAGCTCTACCCAAGGAAGGTCGCCAAGCAGAAGGGCTACCACGCCTACGCTGCCACGCGGAAGGGCTCCCGGAAGGATGAAGCTCCGGTCGGAGCACGTACCTTGTTCGAGGCGACGAAGCGGTATGCCAGGGCTCGAGCCGGGGAGGACGAGCAGTACACCATGCACGCCGCCGTTTTCTTCGGCACCGACAACAGGTGGAGGGAGAAGCACAAGGCCAAGACCAACAGCCAGGCGAAGGGGAATGCCCAGTGGAAGAGACCGACGAGCAGGGACCTCACGAAGATACCAGGGGGGCAGACGAAGGGCCGCAGCCCGAAGACTACCCCGAAGAAGACCACTCCGAAGAACCCCAAGAAGAAGAAGAGCGATCCACTCGCCAATCTCTGACGCTGCTGTCGTCCGGTACGCAGGCGGAACTCGCCGTGTACCGGGAGGCGCGACACCTCGCAGAGCAGGAGACGCCCCCCTACGTCGAGGCCCTAGGGTACGAGCTACAGGCCCTCAACGAAGCCAAGAAGAACTGGACCCCAGACATGGTGGTGACCACGCCCTACGCGGCCTGGAACGCCGTGTGCGGGGACGAGGGAGGAGGCACGGGCCTGGCCAGGGGCTGGCACATCATGCTGGCCGGAAACACGGGGATGGGGAAATCCCTCGTGGCCATCAACCTGGCAGCTCACGCGGTGAAGAAGGGCGAGAAGGTCGGCATCATCAGCCTGGAGATGAGCAAGCCCCAGCTCCTCACCCGCTACATGGCCATCCATACCGGGAAGCGGATCAGCAACCTGGAGTGGGGCCCACGCTATGACGAGCCCACCGCCCTCGAAGCGAACGAGATGCTGGAGACGAACTACGAAGAGAACGGTGGCGTACTGCTCACCAACGATAGGCCGATCTCCCAACTCGAAGACATCGTCGCGTCGATGCGCTACCTCCACGAGTTCCGGGGCGTGAAGTGCTTCGTGACCGACTACTTGCAGTTGGCCTGGACTGGCAACGCAGAGAAGATGAGCGACCGGATCATGGAGGTCAGCCACGCGGTGCGCTCGACGGCCGTGGAGCTTGGCGCAGTGTCCATCGGCGTGAGCCAGTTCAACCGGGCGACGTCAGGCTCGACGGAGAGTCCGAAGGTCCAAGGCATGATGGGCGGCAGCTCGCTGGAGAACGATGGGGACCAGGTGATGCTGCTGGACCACACGACCTACAAGGAGACCGGGCGACACCAGGCGATGATCAAACTCCTGGCCGCGAAGAACCGCCACGGATCCTGCGGGGAGATCCCGCTGATGTGGGACTACAATACGCTCCGAGCCCGGCAGTGTGACGCCCGTGAGTTCGAGGTCGATGACTGATGCACACTGACTGCGACTACCCGAATCTGTGGAGGGTGACCTACGACGGCGGGGCGACGTTCATCCCGGTCTGTGAGGTCTGCCATCGGTTCGTGAAGCCCGACAAAAAAGTGTTCTGTGGCGATGCGAGACTGAGCCCTTTGCCCAACGCGACGTGCAAGAAGTGTGGTCGCACGAGGATGCACTTCGAGGGATTCATGCCGTCGATCCACAACCAGGTCGATGACTGACCAGCGCCTGAAGCACGGGGATCAGATCCCGCTGATGAAGATCGCCCCGCCCCTGGAGAAGGACGAGGAGCGGCTGGTCATCGACCTATACGAACAGGTGGGGCTCATCGTCATCGTGACGAGCCAGCCCCAGAAGCCCGTGGGGATGACCAAGGGCATCGCGGATCTTCAGGTACTTGACCCGAAGCGAGAAGCCTTTTGGTGGCACGAAGTAAAACGCCGCGAGGGGGCCGAGTACAAGAAGGTGAACAGCAAGCAGACGCCGGATCAACGGGTGTTCCAATTGAATGTCGAGAGCACAGGGCAACGCTACATCCTAGGGCCCCTCTCGACGGCACGCGAGGAACTCATCGAAAGGGGGATCATTAGATGATACCACTGCAGGAGGTACGCCTCCCACCCCAGGTCGCAGACACCCTGGCCCACGGCACGAAGGCCTTCAGGATGGGGGAGTGCGGGATCTTCGTGTCACGCGAGCCGGTGGACAAGATCTACGGCCTGCGCTGGCACCTGTCGATCAGTTGCCAGCGCCGATACCCGACGTGGGATGAGATCGGAGAAGCTCGTGACCGGCTGCTGCCCGACGACGTGTTCATGTGCATCCCCTTCCCGCCTCGAGCCCACTGGCTGTCGATCCACCCCAACTGTTTCCACCTCTGGCAGTTCCGGGACTCCAACCTTCAAGAGCAGATGATCGCGGAAGGGGAGAGCGCCAAGGAAGCAGGCAAGAACGAGCCGCAGCCCGAGTTCAAGGGATGACCGACTACTGCAAGCACAACCTCCCAAGGGAGGAGTGCGAGGAGTGTTCACCGGAGCAGAGGAACCTCTTCGACCTGGACGAAGGGAAGAGGCTTCGCGATGAGGGCATCGGCAGGGTCCACCGTGAGGGCTTCACCGCAGCAGTCAGCAAGGTCCTGGACACCATGGTCGGTCGCCGGGTGAAGGGCGAGAACATCCGAGATGAATGCATCAGGAGAGGGGTGGAACCCCACCATCACAACGCATGGGGTGGGGTCATCAACGGGTTCGTCAAGCAGGGAAGACTGCGGTTCACGGGAGAGTTCACCCCAGCCGCCTCGGTGAAGACCCGAGCACACCCGGTGAAGATCTACGAGGTGGTCTGCTAGATGGATCTCCTGCTGCTGGACTTCCATCGGGCTGGCTTGTTCCTGGAGGAGGAGCTGCGGGAGGCGATGCGCGAGCAGTACATCAGGCACCACTCGTTCCGGTATGGCCCCCGCGTCGGAGCGATACGTGACCCCGAGGAGGAGCGGAGGCTCCTCGAACGGATGGCCCGCGATTCGCTGATCCAGGAGGCAGAGGCCCAGATCAGGGGATACTCACTGAAAACAGGGCTCCCAGTTCGCGTCTAACGGGCCTCGGAGGGTTGCCAGGTATACCAGTGACCCCCCTTCTGAGCACTAGTGGCTTTCGTCGCGATCCTTCCGGCGGCCGTGGTCGTGGGGCTCCACGGTCACATCCACATCCACGTCGCCCTCGTTCACCTCGACGTTGGTGTCACCGTTCGGCCTGTCCGCGATCTTCTTCACCTGCCAGGCCATGAACGCTGCGATGACTACGAGCACACCCTGACCTGCCCTGACCAGGTTAGAGCTCCCACAGGTGTTGCACTCCTGGGCAGCGATCTGAAGACGGAGTGCTTCCAGGTTCCTGTTGAGGTTGGCGATCATTTCGCTGTCGGACATCACCTCGACGTTGTTCTCGATGGTGATAGGAGTCGGCTCCACCACCACGTTCACGTCAGGCACGACGACGGTCTGCTGGGCAGACAGCGGGGCAGCGAGCAGCAGCAGGGCGAGTAGTCTCACGGTGATCCTCCTAGGTCTCGGGCGAGCTGGAATGTAGCGCGGGCCACCTCCATGATCGGAGCCAGGATCCACACTGCAGTAGGCCGGTGAATGATGGACGTGGCGATTAGGATTACAACGAGAATCAGCACCAGCTTCTGCCAACCCTTCACGTTGCCCCAGAACTGGCTCACAGCTTGATTTCAAAATGAGGTAAATCGTGAAACGTCTGGTCCTCTAGTTGACGGTTTGAGTTCCAATCGCCTCCCCACCGGATCTCGACGTTCAGCTCCTGGGCGTAGCCAAGGACGAACCCCCCGAAGTAGTACCACCTCGACACCTCCCTGACGTACCCCTCGACCAGCGCCATGACCTCCGCGCCCTGCTCATCGGTGAGTTGCCCGGCGACGGTCTCTATACGGGACAGCAGCTTCGCCGCCTGGGGCCAGGCAAGGGGGTCAGGAGCGGCGTCCACGGCCTCGGCTGGTGATCGGACGTGTTTGGAGTTCATCGTCTTGCTCACGCCCTTGGCGACGTTCTTCTCCTGCTGCTCGACGGTGCGCTCGCCCTCCAGGATGGTGTTGGGGAAGTGCTCACCCACCGCCTTCATCAGGTTCTCCAGCTCCGGGTGTACGGTAGCCAGCCGCTGGAGGCTCGTGGCTCCGTAGTTGTTGCCGGCCATCAGCGACGTTCCTCTGCCTCTCTTTCGAGGGCTCGCAGTATGGCGTTGCGTTCGGCGTTGCCCGCGTCCGTCCGTCTGCGCGGTGGCCCGGTCCCTTCGACAATGGCCCGTGCGTCTGCCCGGCTGATGTTCTCGGAACGCAGGGCTCTCTCGACCTGGACCTGGGTCATGCCCAACCGTATCGCTGCCTGCGCCATCTCGTGTGACTCCGCGAAGACCTTCTCCCGCGACCGCAGTGAGTCCCAGAAGTCTGCAGTCAGCTCCTCCTCGCTAACGGTGCCCCTCCGGTTAGCGGTCCTGGTGAGGATGCTGTTGGCGTTCCTGATGCGGGTCTGGGTTGACCTGGCACGGAACATCAGGGACTGGGGGACGCTCGTCGTCTGCCGGCGGCTGCCGGTCAGCACGGCCTTGATCTCCCTCTCGACATTGAACACCCTGCCGGTCGGCGAGGTCTCTCCTCGGGCTCCTCTCGCCACCCTACGTGCTGACGTGAGGGTGCCCGGCTCAAGCGCGTCGTAGAAGTGGGCGAAGATGTCGGTTGCCTGATCAGGGAGGGAGTCCTCTGGGTTGAACACAGTCCGGCCGGAGGGTGTGCTGTTCCGCCGCCAGTCGAGCATCTTGCCGAACAGGATCTCCTCACCGAGGAACGGCTGTGTGGCCTGGAGGGTGGCGAGCAGCAGCTTCTCGCCCCAGTCCCCGTCGCCCGTCAGCGCGGCCATGATCGCGTCCCGCGCATAGCTGTGTGGGTCAGTATAGGAGATGTCAACGTAGTCGAACGTCGAGTCCTCGCCTTTGCTCAGATAGATGAAGGAACTGTTCTGCTGCCATGGTGCGACGAAGTGGCGTAAGTCCTGGTCCTGCTGTTTGTCCACGCCCACGAAGAAGCGTGACGCCGACACGGCAGCGGGCACCAGCGTCGTGGCGACAGCGATACCCGCCATCCGTTCGGCACCGATCTTCCGAATCCCAGCGTTCGGCGACCGCACCTCACTCAGGGCGATGGAGATCGTGTGGTACATGGTGCGGAAGACTTCGGCCGGGAACGAGGTGAACGATCCCACCGCGATGTTGCGACGGAAAGCCCTGACCCCGGAGGGCACCATGCTGTACGTCGGGTACGTGTTCCTCACGATCCAGGCAGCCGTCTCTTCGACCTCGGACTGGGAGGCGTTCGGCATCGCCTTCCTGTACCGGGCGAACTCGTTCTCGAACGCGATCACCTTCCAGAGATCGTCCTCCGCACGGTAGAGGGCTCCGGTCACTTCGAGGCCCGTCTTGATCGCCCTGGACAACAGGTTCGAGTCGGGCTCTACGTTGTCGAGTCCCGAGCGAGCGGCGTCCCTGATGATGGCCTGAAGCTCCCCGGCGTGTGCGCTCTGATCCACCACCCCGAGGGCCTGGAGGTTCTGGTAGTACCGCTCCCACGGCGACAGCAGTGTACCTCTCTGTGCGCCCGTGCCTTGCACGCGCAGCCGCCGTTCCTGCCTCGCGATCTGCTCCGGCGTCAGTTCCTTGACGACCTTCCCGCCGAGACCAATCGGGCTCAACACCTTCGACCTCAGTCTCCTCCCCGCCTGGGTGGCTCCGAGCCCAGCGTTCGCTGCTTCGAGGGCCCGGCCGAGATGCTGCATACGCCAGTGCCCGTTCGCTACTGCGAAGCCGACGTTGCCGAGCACGTTCCTGACGTGGGTCATCAGAGACAGCACCGTCTTATCGAACTTCACGATACCGTTCACCTTCATGTACGCATTGAGCCAGCCCGGTGCCTGGGCCTGTCTACCGAACGCCGTCTCGAAGGCCTTATGGATCTCCGGTGTGGTGAACAGGCCGTTCATCGGTGCCATCGTTTCGGAACCCGACGCGGCGAACTCAGTGATGAACCTCTGGTCCCCTCGGACCTCACGATTCTGGAAGAAGAAGCCGCCAGCCCTGCCGGGTGTGCCGACGCTGGTCCTCGCCACCTCAGTCAGGAACTCGTGGTTGGCCAGGGTGTTGGCCATCCTTTCCACGCTTCTCGCGTAGTTGAGCCTGACGTCTGTGTGCTCGCCCATCAGGGCACGGATGGAAGGGTGGATGTCCTTCCTCTTGATCAGCATCGACAGGTCTTTGCTGGCTACTGAGCCACCTCCCAGGAACGCCAGCGGGCTGGTGTTCTCCTTGGAGAGGATGCCTTCGATGATGCCCTGGATCTCTTCCTCGGTGGCGTTGGGTCGCTCCAGTCGGATGAGGTTCTCGGCCCGGTTCCTGACATCCTTCGGGACCTTGTGCGCCCAGTTGGGATCGTCAAAGACCCGGTACGACCGGCTGAGATAGACGCCCATGTTGTCGGCGATCACCGGCACCAGCTTCCCCTTCACCATGCCCGACTCCATCATCTGGCTGGAGAAGCTGTCTACGTGTTCGCGAAGCCGCTTGACGATGGGCGCGAGTAACGGATCCAAGACCTCATCGGGGTCGAGCTGGCCGCGCAAGGCCTGGTTGATCTGGTCCTTGATCTCCTGCGAGGGACCGTCGCCCCCGTAGAGATCCCTCAACGTGTCGTCGTACCTGCGGAGCATGAACTTCACTTCGCCCATCTGGGCCTGGACCCACTGGTCGGCCTTGAGCTTCAGCCGGAAGATGTGCTGGGGCAGGTCACCAGCAGACGTGAAGTGCCTCCTAAAGAAGCCCTTCACTGCCCTCACGCCCTTGGCGATGGCTCTGGGGTCCACCCCGCCAGCCTCTTTGCCCAACTCTGCCACGGTCAACTCCGACACAGTGGTGCCGCGTGCGGCAGACGCGCCTTCCTCTAGCGGGAAGAACCCGCCCTCGTCGTCGGCCTGCCTGCCGACAGGAACCTCCGGTGGCGGCGGGTCGGCGGCGTCACGCGGTCTGACTTTCGGAGAACCGGCCGGGCCTTCAGGGCCGGGACGCTCCCTGACCTGGACCTCCGGGTTGAAGCGGTCTGCTGTCGTGCGGGTATGCGCGACGTCCGACTGACGTGCGCTGGGACGGGTTAGTGGCTCTCCACCTTCGCCCCGGAACCTCGGCGTTGTCTCCACTTTTTTCGCGCTCGACATGGCACGGTTCGCGAGCACATCGCTCTGGCCCACGCCGAAGCGGACGCTGAACAAGAATTCGGTGTCACCAATCGGGGTCTCGCCCACGATCTTCTGGATCCGGCGACCGATGGCTTGGCCCGTGCCCGTCGGGACGATGATCCCGAACTCGTCACCGCCCGCCCGGAAGATCTGGCGGTTCGAGATGCCCGAGTGGTCTCGTATGAGGTCGGCTATCTCACGCAGCTTCGCGTTTCCGGCTTCCATGGAGATCAGGTCGTTGATGGCCTTAAAGCGTGTGAGGTCGAAGAGCAGGACCTCAGTGTTCGGATCAGCGGAACCAGACGGATCGATGAGCCGTCCATCTGCATCCTTCGGCCCCTGGACGCGGATCAGTGCCCGCTCCCAGGCGCTCTCGTTCAGCAGACCAGTGCGCTCATCGATGTCGCGAGATGGGTTGCGCCGACCAGTGATGCGTTCCTGGGGTGTGAGCTGATCGGGATCCGGCGGTGGATCCAGCTCGTCTATACGGTTCGGCTCCAGGTCCTCCACACGTCGGCCCGGTGAGCCCTCGCGCTCACTGACCCTACGCCCTCGCAGTTCTGGATCGACAGTCTCGGGACCGATGTGCCCTGGACCGGGCTGCTCCACGGGTGCCTCCAGCTCCCTCGGTGGAGGCGCATCCGCTGCCTTGATGCGGGCAGCTCCGGCCTCGAGCCGAGCGGTCTCTTCCTCCAGCACCTGACGGAGCGGCTGCTGCGCGAGTGGCACCCGGCGAGTCCGCGTCGGAATGAGGACATCCGGCCCAGCCCTGACCGCACCGATGGCTGTGGTCGGATCGAAGATGCGCGGATCCAGATCTCCAGCCCTTCGGATTGCGCCGCCGACTATCGGTCCCAGCCACGCACCGATGACCAGGCCTGCCCCCAGGTTGATCATCCTCTCCCTTGGGGTGTCGGCCTTGAACGCCAGATCGAACGGCACGCCTTCGACCGCTCCCTGCAGTGCCCTGACGCCCCCCGAGACCGGGTTATTCGGATCGAACGATTCCAGGATGGTCCGCGCCGTCGTACCGCTGCGTGTGAACGGTGCGAACGAGGCCACGAGGCGGTTCGTTGCACCGAATGTGACTCCCGCGCCAACCAGGAAGCCGGCACCACCAGCACCCTTATCCAGGAGCCCGCGCTCCACGATCTCGAACACCTCTGCTGTCGTGAGGGCTGGGGCGTCGAGACCGAACGCCGCCGACACCACACCGTTCGCCTTGGCCACCAGCTCATCGATGCGGCCAAGGGCTGGTGCGTTGAAGGCACCCCTCACGGCCGCGTGGGCCATACGGACGGGCAGCGGGAAGGAGTCGTACCTCTCCTGCAATGCAGCGTGGTCCCGCTCCAGTGCGCGGCTCAGAGCGGCCGACACCTCCTCTGCACCCCTCGCACGCCGGAACCTGGCGGGTCGCGGAGGTGCAGCACTCGCTTCCATGCTGGTCTCACGCGCTGCGGCGGCGTCGGCCTCGGCCGCCCGGTTGGAGACGAACTCCTCAACGAAGTCTGTTCCTTCATCGATCCGTCGCTGTTCTTCTGCCGCTGTGCCACGCCGCAACCCTTCCGCTGTGCCGAGACCGAACTCTTTTACCTTCCCGACTGCCGTGACAGCACCTCTCTTGGCCAAATCCACACCGGCTTTCGCCAACTCAAGCAGTGTCCCTCGCCCTGGCACTATTTCCTCCGAGGGCACGAACGGCTGGTCGCTGGCGACCCCGCGACGTTCCCCGGTGAACAGCTCTCGCTCGACCTGCAACTCGAACTCCCGGTCCTCCCTCGCGATCTTCTGTTCCGGTGATTCGGGGCCACGCACACGGCGCTCCGGGGCCTGTGGTGCGTCGATAGACTCGAACGCCTGGTTCCGACCGAGGGCCTCCGCGAGTGTGGGCCCACCCAGTGCGCTGGGTTCATCCTCCTTGGGGATGTCCACGAGGCTAGGAGGAAGACGCGGGCCGATACCGAGAAGGCTCCGACCAGGATCGAACGGGTCGCGCATCTTCCCTTCAGGTACACGGAAGCCGCCCGGCCGCACGCCGGTCTCAGCTTCGGCTACATCCCTCCTCTCCTGACTCTCAGCTCGCCGCCTGTCGATGAAGTCACGTACCGGAAGAAAGGGTCCGCGCTCACGGAAGGTACTGGTGACCCGCTGGATGAAGCCGGGCTCTGGCGGCTGTGGAGCTTCGCGATCTGGGATGTCCGACTGCGCGTCGAACCGTGCGCGAGCATCCTTGAGCGCCTCAAGCGGGTCGTCCCCGCCGCGCTCCGCTTCCTGCCTCTGGTCGAACTCTTCGCGAGCACGCCTCAGTGCAGCGAGTGGGTCATCCTGGAGCTGCTGGTTGCTCTGGCCGGTGGCCATAGTGCCCTAGAGACCCTGAAGGGCCAGGATGGCGTCGATGTCCGCTCGGGTCGCGTTCGGCAGGGTCGTGGTCAACATCTGTTCGGCAGTATCACGACTCATGCCCTGGATGGTGACGGTGAATTCCTCGTGCTGTTGCGGGCTGAACGAGAACTCACCCTGGGGTATGTCGGTCAACGTAGACCCGTCAACATCAGCAGGCCCTGGAGCGGGCTCCCTCCGTGAGCGAACCGCGCCCTGGCCCGCGCTGAACTGACGTAGGCGCTCCTGGGCAGCGTTGAGTTGCTGCGTATTCTGGAAGCCGCTGTCCCTCATGGCACGCTGCCTGGCTTTGTTCTGTTCCGCCCGATCCAGCAGGCCAGTATTCAGGTCGATCTTCGAGAGCTGCTCGACCAGGTCATCCACTCGCCGCTGGAGCTGATCTCTCTCGGCCTTCGGGAAGTCGGAGAAGAAGTCTTCGATCTGGGCGGCCGTCGATCTGGCGAGTGTCTCTGCTTGACCCGGCTGTAGGGTTATGCCCGCCTCGTCGGCCCGCTCACTGATGGCATCGATGTCCTGCTGCCGGAGCCGTTCGGTGCCGGTGTCCGTTGCCGGTCTCGCCGTTCGCGCCGATTCGGTGGCGGCAAGGTTGAGCCGTTGTCGAGTACCAGCCTCATCGAACTTCAGGGCTGCAATCTCCGCCTCCGGCACACCCTGCGAACGCAGCGCCGTCGCCCTGGCCTCCGCTTCTCGCTCCTCCTCCTGTAGCGTCCGTCTCCTCGCGGGCGCTCCCGCCTCGTCCTCCAGTTCCGCTTCCCGGAGCACCGTCTCCCGGCGTCCCTCTCTCGTGGCCAATTCGCTGCGGAAGATCGACCGACCACCTGGCCCTCGACCCACCTCGACACCCTGGTCCTGCAGTCTGAGTGTGGGGCCCTGCGCCTCCCCGAGGAGACGCCCGGTCTCGCCCTGCCTGACCTCGGCCGTGGTGCCCCGCTGGTTGACGTCGAACCCCTGCTCGAACGAGAGACCCGGAGCCTCCGCGACGGCCAGATTGGCCTCGAGAATTCGGTCCTGCCTCTGGGCCTGGCGGTCCTCCTGACGGGCCTCGAACTCTCCCTGGGCCCGTGAGTCGGCCTGGTCTGCCCGGCGCTGCTGACGCGCACGCTCGAAGCTCCTGGTGAACGTCGAGAGGATGTCGTTGTCTCTGTCCGGTAGGACACTAGGTCGGAAAGTCATTCGCTGAAGAGGTTCTCGCCGATTGCCTTACCGGCAGCCCCACCGAGCGGGCCGAGGAAGCTGCCGGCGGCGGCTCCGGCAAAGCCCGCCACCTTGCTGAAGAAGCCACCACCCTGGGCGTTCTCTTCTGCTGTGGCCCGGTCGAACGCACCACCGAGGAGATCGATCTGCTGCCCGAGGAGGTCGCTGCCGCTGCGTTGCAAGCCCTGGATGTTTTGCAGGCTCTGTCTCGACGCCTCCAGCGACTGCTGGGCTATGGCGTTGCTGACCCGGCGGTTGAAGTCCTGGAAGAGACGGCCAGCATCACGCTGGAAGAAGCCAGTGCGGAGACGACCACGTCCCACGGAGCCGCCCACGAGAGACTGGAACTCCTGACCCAGACCTTCACGAGCCTCGTCCAGGAAGCCCGACCCGAATCGGTCCACCGCCTGGGAGGGGTCGAAATCCAGTGATCGCTGCAGGCCTGCCTCGCTCGCTCTCGTGGCCTGGCTCTCCACCCGCCTGCTGACTCGCCCGAACTGCCGCTCCTGCCGTGCCTGCTGTTCGTCACCACTGAAGAATTCACGCGCCATTATGGGGCCTCCGCTACGAGCGATTCTCGCACCACTTCATATTGTAGTTCGACCTGCTCGAATATCAAATCACCAGCCGCGAGTGGAGACAAGGCTTCGGCCTGGAGTTGGAACCAAGCTCCACGAAGAGCGTTCCTGAATCGGGCCGGGCCTGCGAGCGGGAAGGGCTTGGACAGGCCCATCTCGAACCGCTCCGTGAGCCGCGCTCCCAGGGCAGGTAGGCTGAAGACCAGCCTCTCATCAGGCTGGCCGCCCGTCCCGTCGAGGGGGACGAAGTCCACGATGGGGGTGAGCCGGATGTCCACCTCCATGTCGTGGGTGATGGTGATGTAGACGTTCCTGAACTCGCACTCACCACTGGCTCCGGCGGGAGCCACGGGGCTGCTCTTCGCCAGGGGCACGTAGTCCACCGTGTTGTCCTGGAAGCCGTCACTGAACTGCAGGACGTTGGCCTCGGTGTCGCGGCCACCGAAGAACAGAGTCGGGATTGGAGTGCCAGTCATTAGACCTCCTCCGTCTCTGTGGTAGTGAATTTGCTGTACGAGGGTTCTGGCCCTCCGAAGGCCGAGCAAGTAAGAACCTTGTGGCGGATCGCCACTGAGACCTCATCACCAAAGCTCGCCCCTGGATCGAAGCTCTCAATTCCCTGGCTGAATGGACCCGTCTGCGTTTCAAGGCTCCAAACACCAAAGTTCACAGTCACCCAAAACTCCGTGTTGTGGCTCCCTGGGGGTGTTCCCGGTGGGCAGTCTGTTGGAGCGCGTGCAGGCGATCCCGTGTTTTGCCAGAACGCGGAACCTTCATTGCCGGAGTCAAGGGCGAATTGTAGGGCAGTCGGAAGGTCTGGACCTGCCCACGAGCGGGCGAGAGCACCGAACGCTCCGGTGTTCGCTTGGAGCGTGTTCACGAAGCGAGCCCTGTAGACGTTCTCCCTGTTCCTCACGGCATCCAGGCGGTCGAGGACCGTCGTGTTAGGGTCCAAGAGGACGAGGAAGGCGAAGGGGGTCTCAATCTGGTCAACCGTGTCGGGAGGCCCTGTGCCGTCACCAAGGTCCTGGACGACAGGGCTTCCATCAGTTTCGATCTGGACCTCGACTTCGATCTCCAGGAACTCGTGGCCAGTAGGGATGACGATGGTGTTGATAATCCTATTCACCGTAGGAGAGTTTCTGGTCCAGAGACCCGTGTTCCCACCCGTCCGTAAGACCCAGAACGGAGCATTCGAGACCGTGGTGGTGGAGCCCGTGCTGATAACTGGCCAGTCCTCGGGATCGGTGCTCGTGTAGCCAACGGAGTGCAGCCCCCCCCTCACGTAGCGCAGGGCGATCTTGTAGTCCGTGAGCGGCTTGATGGAAGTCCCCACGGTCTCTTCCTGGATCACGATGGTCTGATTGGTGGCTGCGCCGTCCGAGTCCACGGTTACTACCGCCGTGTAGGTCGCGCCCGCGTCCTTGGAGACCTGCACTTCGATCTGCGTCCCGACACCTGTCTCGCCCACGTTGTCGAAGTTCACCGCGATCTCAAGAATGTCGGTCGTCAGCGCGTTGGGGAACGTCAGATTCTCAGGGGCTCCAGTAGGCGCACCACCACCACCCACCGTGGACTGGGTATCGAAGAACTGTCCCCCGCACTGTGCTGTCTCCCCGAGTTCGTAGTAGCTCCACCGTGGCCGCTGCGGGTTGCGGATGGAGAGCGCGTAGACCCGACGCCCCCAGACGAACGTCACCACCCTGGTCGCCGGATCGTACTCCGCGAAGGCATCTTGGACCTCGGACTCTTCGACCAGCGTGGTCGGATCCGGGCCTTCTATGTCGAGCGGGACGGCGATGTCCTGGGAGGGACCACCCGTTGTGATCCTCGGCCCCTGCGTGGACCAGAAGAAGACTGTGCCCCCCACTGTCACAGCGAGCCTGCTGCTCACGCATCCGAAGAGCGTGTCAGACGGCTGGATGCCGAACGTGTCGGGCGAGTAGCCGAAGATCGCGTGCGTCTCGGTCTCCTTGAAGACCATGAGCTTGTTGCCCGCAGAGCGGCAGACCATCACGGGCTCGCCACGCTGTCCCGCCTCGAAGAACGCGAAGTCCTGGAATTGGGTGCTGTCACCGGAGTCGCTGACTCGCACCACGTCGCCACGGTCGGGATCCTCGGCGTTGCCGTAGCCCCAGCCGAAGATGTAGCTGAGATGCCTAACGACCCCACGGAAGAACACCTCCGCGTCACCGTTTCCGTCGAGGTCGGCGGTCAGATTGATGAGGGCCGGGTTCTGGCCGGGATCGTAGAACACCGTCACGAAGCGATCGGTGAGGAACGGCTCGTCATGGGCAATGAAGAACTTGTTGTCGGAGTCGGCTCCGACGATGATCGGTGGCGTGAACGTCGCGTTCAACGACAGCGTTCCGAGTTGGCCGACCGCCAGTGGATTGGAGCCGTTGACGTCCATCCGGTTGACCCATACTTCGCGGTTGGCCCCGCCTGTCGTGTTGTACCCGATGCCGATGGCTGCGGCCTCTGAGCGCAGGGCAGCGAGCAGGACCGTCACGTCGAGATCCGTGGGTCCATCATCCTGCAGGACGGCGGTGCTGGTCAGCCCGCCACGCGCCTGCGCCTTCCCCTCGAAGAGGAAGACGTTCCTGAGGTCCTCGAAGCTCGTCGGCTTGATGACCATCACACCCTTAGACCGCTCCAGGCCCTCCCCGTAGGGCAGGTTGATGATCCTGCGGTTCTTGTCAGCCATCAGGTCACCCAGTCGCTGGTGGGAGGAACCTGAGTGCCCTGGGGGATCCACACTCCGGGAGGCGAAATCGGGTCACACCACAACTCAGTCAGGAAAGCCTCCATCTGCGCCATCTCGGCCAAAGAGGCTGCAGAGGAATAGCCAGCGATCCAAGGAATTTTCGTGTCTTCGATGAAGATCAGGTTGGCTACGTCAGCGATTCTAGCACCTGGAAATTGTGTGAGGTTGCCAGTCGCGGAGGGGTTGCTGGCAACCTGCACACCGTCGAGGCGGATGATCTTGCCACTGGAATTGGAGTGCCTGACGGTCAGGACATGACACGACTCGTCTGGCGAGACCAAACCTACGGCACTCTCCGCAGCCAACGTCGCCCCTTCGTCTGTTCCGAAGCTGAAAACGATGGCCCCATTCAGCCTGACAAATAGCTCCACCTGTGCGAAGTCGGTAAACGATGAACCTCCGATGAACGCATTACCGAACGCAGCGGTGAGCCGGAACATTCGGAAGACGAAAAACATCGTGAGGTCTGTGGCCACGAAGGGGGTGCCGTCGAAATTGAAGCTGCCACCGTTGACGGGTTCGAGCAGCCTCACGGTCTCCCTGTGATCGTCCCCCCAGGCACCTGCCTCGTATGTTGGCGGATCGCCTCCGAGGGGGCTGGCGTCGTTGCCTTGACCGCTAGTGTCGGGCCAGGGCGTCGGTACATCCCCATCCGTCAAGCCACTCAGGCTGTTCACATCGAACTCGATCTCTGGATTGGAGATCGTCGGCTTGGGCCTCACGGTGCCGAGACCGGGCACATTGAATCGGTCGGCCAGAAACCGTTCCAGGTCGTCCATCTGGACAGCGGAGGCCTCAGAGCTATACCCACTGACCCACGCGAACTGCCTCTGGTCGCCAAAGGCTTGACCAAGGCCCCCGCTGGTCGAGTCGCGGTGCTCACCGATCCTCGCGTTCTGATTGTCAACGATGCCCTGGACCGCGCCCGCGTCGGCTCCGACCTGGACACCATTCACGCGAAGGATCATCCCAGTAGTGGTGGACAACCGGCTGCTAATCACGTACTTGGTGCCGACCACGATCACACCAGCCGCCGACTGGATGTTGTAAGTCGGGAAGGCTGAATGGTTGTAAGTGATGGAGCCGTCAGGCAACACGAGAATGGAAGGAAACCTGGGGAACGATGAACTCACGGAAGACCCGAAGATGGCGAAACCAGTGGCCAGATCCAGTGCTTGGATAACGGCAAACCATGTGAAGCCGCCGATGCCCTGAAAGACCGTACCGTCGTAGCTGAACCTGGCATCGGAGCCGACACCCAACATCCTGACATCCGGCTCCGTGCCGTTGAATCCCCTCTCCTCGAATCTGCGGGTATTGGAGAACTGAGTGGCGTCGTTGCCCTGACCCGATGTATCCGGCCAGGTCGCTATGTCAGAGAAGTCCACCTGGGGGAGCGCCGTCAGTGTTCGGGCGTCGTACTCGATCTCGGGGTTGGCGATGCTGGGCTTTGCGGTCATGCCTACAGCCTCTGAGCGCCTTTAACATCTCCGAAGCGAGACACTTGGGCACCCGCGTAGTCTACCACCTCCTGGAGGAACGCATCCAGCATCTGGCCCTCGTCCACGCCCAGGACCTCCAGCGCGGCCGTCTTGCGTCCCGCGTCCATCTCCAGGGTCTGCTGCACCATCCACTGGGTCAGGTCCATGACCAGCAGCTCCTGGTAGACGTCGGGCAGTTCCGCTACCTCGCTGCCGTCCAGCGGAGTCGTCTTGTTCGCGGGCCGGTAGCCGTAGAAGGCCTTCACGGAGATCACACCGAGCAGGTCCTGGCCCACCCCCGTGAGCACGAAGTTCCTTAGGGTCATCCGAGGGGGTATCTCTGCATCGACGTCGTGGATGGAGACGATGCCGATCTCATCCCCACCCGCCAACGATGGGCTCGAGCCGGCGTCGAAGACCTCCACCCGGGTGATGGCTGCTGCAGGGTCCACATCCACAGACGCCTCCATGTCCTTGATGTCAACCGCGAAGTTGGCATCAAGGTCGCTGCTCGCGCT